GGCTTACCGTAGGGCGGATCAACGACAGCTTTCCCCACAAGAACAGCGGGATGTGACACAGCAGACCCGCGAGGCGTTTGGTCAGCGTGGCATGCTTGGCTCTACCGGCTCCGTGGCAAGCGAGATCCTCAATAGGGACGTGTATCGCAGGGGGGTTCAGCAGGAAGCCAGAGCAGAAGCCGCACAAGCTGGAGGAAGAGCATTCAACCTTGGTCAGGGGTTTTATGGTCAGGGGTTGAATTTACTTTCTCAAGCACCGCTGTCATACCAGTCTGGAGTAAATCTTGCCAGTGCCTCTACTGTTGGAGGTCAGGCTGCAACCGGGGAGTTTGATTATAACATGCCTATTGGTTTAGCGCAACAACGTGCTGGCGCATTGGATAAATACAACATGGCAAAATATGAAGCTAAGGCTAAAAGATATCAGGGTGCAATGGGTTTACTTGGTCAAGCTGTTGGTCTTGCTGCAATCCCATTTACTGGTGGACTATCCGCTGGTCTTGGTCTTACCGGGATGGCTGGAGGGGCGGCTGGCGCAACAGGATTTGGTGGGTTGGGGCTTTCGGCAGGTATGGGTTTAAGTAATTTATTTGGAGGGATTCCAAGAGCAACACCAGTTTAACATCATGGCACTAGTAGCAGGACAGGTTCCAATCTCAGGTTATCAGATCCCGGACTACTCTCGGGTTGGGCAGATCGCGGCAGAAAGCGAGATGGCACCTCTACAGGTAGCCACTGGACTCATCGAGCAGTACAAGTCATACCAGAAAGAACAGAAGGAGGCAAAGAAGCAGGTTTCTGCTGCTAAGACGTTTGCCAAGGCGTTGAAGGTGTACACACCGGAGATGTCACCAATCCTCGACGAGACCATTGCTCGACTCAGCGACGAGAACATTCCGATCAGTGATCGTTTGGCTGATTCTCAGGCGGTTGGAATGCTGGCAGAACTTGGAACGCTTGGCGCAAAGCAACGTGCGATTGCCGTGCAGGAGCGTCAGGCTGGGATGAGGTCCGGTGGACGATTCTTTGGGTACGGTGGAGTAGGTGGTGGTATGCCAGCAACAGTGCTTGGTGCAGACGCTGGTCCAGTTCCCGGAACGTATGGAGGAATTATTTCACCGGGATCAGAAGCCGATCAGTACACAAGTCTGTTCAATGAATATGGTAAGGTTGCTGCCGCATCGGGTGCTGATCCAGCTAAACTTTCTAATGTAACTAAAGACTACATCAACGCAATAACTTACGGTGATCCAAATGCTGTTAGGGCTGCGGTCGAGAATATGAAGAGTCTTATTCCAAAAGGTGCTGGTGAGCTTGAGGGTAATGTTGATATTGAAACGACTTCTGGTGATGTGATCTTTGGTCAAAAGGACAAGGCTGGAACAATCTACGCCAATGGAATGGCGATGAATCAGTTTGGCGAACGACGTCCAGAATTCTCACCTGTTACAAACGAAGCAATTTATTCTGCAATGGAAGATGGTGTTCTTCCGCCACTACCTCAGGAAGATGTTCCTGTGGACCAGATCCCGCTTGTTCCAGCGGACCAGCCCCTGAGTGTTCCATTAGGTCAAGGCCAAGACTTGGCCCAACCACAACAGGTTCCTCAAGCCGCTCCAGACACGCTAGATACGAGTAGGATGCCAAGTATTGCGCCGGGTGCGCCAGAGGGTCAGCAATACACTGGTGGGTACGATGTTCTGAGAACTGACATTCCGATTGACCAGATGAGTCCAGAACAAGCCACCGTTGAGCTTGAAAGGACCGAAACACTTACTCCGTTCCAGCGCAAGTTGGCAGATGACGCAATTAGCGAAGCATCGCAAAAGCTCGAAAGCGTTCCAACTGAAGAGGTTGAGAGAGACATGAAGTTCATCCTGCTTACGCGCAAGGACGAGCAAATCATGCCGCCAACCGGGGTGGCCCGTGTTCTTACTGATGAGCAAAAGAAGGCACGCTCAAATGCGGTTTACAACATGGCTCGAAAGCGTTACGCGCAACGCGAATACGCTAGGGAGATTATTGATCGCTTTGCGAGAATCCAGAAGATTTTGAACCACCCTCAGGCATCTGAGTTCTTTGGTCAGAACGTGCCACAGAAGAAGTTGAACGAGTTCTTGAACAGATACCCGGATATTGCGAGCGAGTTTGAGACGCTAAAGGGTCAGGACTTGGTTAGAGCACTACGAAGCATCAAAGAAAAAACCGGGACTGTTGCCCAAACGTCAGACAGGGAAAGCCAAGCGTACCAAGCATCCGTAAACTCGCTCAACATCAACCAATCTTGGAACGATACAGGTGCCAAGGGTGAGTTGTTCAGACTTCAAGCACTGTTGGTACGCGAAGCTAAGAATCTCGGCATGAACGAATCGTTGTTCTCTATCGAGCCTAAGTTCGACGCTCAAGGCAACAGGGCCGGGCAGAGAATCATTGCTGACGAGATTCGCAAGAGCTACAATGATCCGTTGTACTTCCAAGACGAGGTTGACTATTTCACGAAAATCGCGAGGCTCAGGGACAGGGTTTCCGGTGGTCAACAAACCGGACAACCTCAGTCTCAATCAGCAACGAATCAGAAACCTTTGAAGGATGCGGCGAAGAAGATAAAAGACGGTGGTTTATAATTTTATACATCGAACACAAAGCACGACATGGCGGCAACTGCTGATCAAAGAACTGTACCCGGATATGCTCCAGTTTATCAAAAACCAAAAAGACAAGACGATGATCCGTTCAATGTCCTCGGTGAAGATAAAAAGATAGTTTTAAGAAACGCAATTTCCGCTTTAGCTCAGGATAGGCAGTCATTTATTTCATCTCAACTACAGGAGGGGCAGCAGCCTCCTGATGTTTCTAGGTTGTTTCCTGCGGTAAAGGATCCAGAATCAATCATTGGTCTGGGTTACGCAACACCAGAGGGTGATCCAACAGATGCTGGAAGCATTCTCCTTACTGGCAAGAAGTACGGTCTATTCAACGAGGATAACTCGATTTCAAACAAGGGTTTGGCCTTGTTGATGAACGAGGACGAGGTGATTCGTTCTGCCCCAAGAGAGGTTTATAGAGAGTGGGAGAAAATGGGTCTTGAAGACCTTGGTCAGCCCGAATCCGAATGGTTGGGTCCGATTTGGAATATTGTTAAAAATGTTCCCAAAGCTGGATACCATTTAGGTAAGGCATGGTGGCAGGCTGGAAGATCTCCAGAGGGTGTTACCCCGGAGGATTATGTAACTGCGGTTGAAACTGGTGGTCAAATTTTAAAAGACACCGCGACATTACTGGAGGGAACGAAGAGAGTTACTGGCGAAGCGTTTGTCAGAATGATGGAAGAGGATCAAGTTCAAGATGATGCTCTTCTGGAACTAAGAAGGGAATTCAAGAGAAACACTAGAGACCTCAACAGGCTGGATTCCGCAGTCGCTCTTGAAGTTACTCTTGGTGCAAAAGGAATTGTTGATTCCTATGTTGATTCAATTTCAAAACTCCCACTTAATAAACAGGAGGAGGCTAAACAGCTTGGTCAATCAGGAGCACTTCTTGCCGGAATAATTGCTGGGCCGGAGATTGCTGTCTTAAAGGCTGGATACATTGGTGGTAAAATGGCATTCGCTCCAGTATCGAGGCAATTCATTCGCGCAGAAAGAGCGGTTCAGGATTACGCTGACGCACAAAGGCAGATCAATAGTGCGAGGCTCCGTTCTGCTCACTTCCAATCCGTGGCAAACAAGTTGCCAGAACGTGCTGCGTTCTTTGAAAGACAAGCCGACAAGTTCAGTACCGCTGGAGACATTGATCGTGCCTCGCGTATTCGTGCTCAGGCTGAAAAGATGAGGGGTCTCGCAAGCACCTCAGCCTCAAGGGCCGCATCGCTGACAGATGAGATCGCTGAACTGGAAAGAGTAATCCCCGGTCTGGAGAAGGCGGCTTCCGCAGGAGACACCCTAGCAAGGGTGAGCGCAGCGGCGGCACAGCTTCAACGCGCACCGTTTGAACTCATTGGTGCCCCGCTACAGGGCACTGGTGCCGCCCTCATTGGCATTGACAGGGGACTTAAATTCTTGTCCAACAAAGTTGGCATTGGGAAGGCTTACGACTACCTCAACAAGTTCAGCACGGTTGGTCTCGGTGGTGGTGTCGCAGCGATCAGTGGGTTCGGTCCGATGGCATTTCTTCCCGTCGCAGTTAAGACGACCCTATCGGCTGGACCACTCCTGAACGAGATCGGCAAACTAACTCGTACGCTTGGACGCGAAGGCGCAAAAGTTCGCGGAAGCATCCCGTACTGGCAACGTGTTGCGAATGCTAGCGTAAATCCAAAGACCAAGTGGTTCGCTCATCGAATGAGTGAGGTCGAGTGGGGTCTTGGAAAGGCAAATCAATTGACCCGTGGAGCGGTTCCGGGGGCGGTTCGTGGTTCCATCGCTGGTTTCCCCGTGGATCTCGGTTTCGAGTACATCTACTCTGGCGGAGAGCTTGGCTGGGAGCAGTTGAAGAACGCATCGGCTGAGTCAATCATGCTTGGTGGATCCGGTGGTGCTTTGGGCGGGATCTCGGTTAGCACCAGAGATAAACTGATCAAGGTTCACAATAACGACGCGATCAACTTCTACCGTGAACTGAAGACGCCGGAACAACGGTTGGCGTTTAACTCGTTGTCTTCACCCATGAAAAGGATTGTGGGTAACACATCGGCGGCTTATCCCGGATTGAATATCCGGTTCACTAATACTGGTTCTGGTATATTTGATGCAAGAACAAATACAATCTCAATCAATCCCAGCTCATCAAATCCTCTGGCACCATTAATTGGTCATGAGTTCTCGCACTACATCTCCATTCGTAACGGGATGGAACCAGCAATCTCCGCCATCTTAGTTGGTGACGGCGTGCAGTCTGGGGGGCTTCTTCGTCGTTCCGATGGCACTCTTGATCCTGATTTTGAAGCGTGGGGCAACGAGTACAACAGGAGGCTGGGTCTGCAACATGAACGTGAGATGAGCGCTAGGGTTGCGGCAGGGGAAAAAATCTCTCCATCACAACGCGAGTTCAAACCACTCAATCAGAACCAGTTGGCAAACGAGTATTTCTCAGAGGTTAACTCTGAGGATCTTGCGGAAATGGTTGAGGGTGGAAGGTTAACACAGCTTGCACAGAGACCAGCATCAATCCAAAAGGTTCTGTCTGTTGCTGAATCACTTATCGACAAGTCTTCAATTCTTCGCGATCTGCACTTTAAGATCGGAGGAATGATGGACACTAAGGGAAAGATGGTGATGGGGAGTGGTCTTCTGTCCGAAGGAATCAGGCAGATTCCACAAATGCGTAGGATGTACCAAAAGATGGTAGCGGATACCGCTGGTCGTCCGGCATACACCAGAAGAATCAGCAAGCAAGAAGCTGAAGGTATTGAAGTTCCTGATACCGGATTTCAAGATCCGATCCACGATGAAATGTTCTCTGTGTATGAAACGGATGACAACGGAATGGTGTTACGAGACAGGGATGGTCGCCCGATTCCGCTTGATACCGGGAAGGATCAGGCAAGAAGCCAAGCTGGACTTGTTTTGATTGAGAATGCAGCGGCAAGAGAGCAATCCGGTCAACAGGTCGAGGGGGAGTTGAAGTACAACCCTGATCTAGACAGGTGGAACGGAAGGTTTTTGACTGACGAGCAGATCAAGATTCTATCTGATTCTGGAATGTTTAACAGTAAGCAGATCAGGAATATCCGCACACTAAACGAGGTCGCCCGTAGCGGTTCCGGTAAGAGGTTCCTTACGATCTATCAACCAGCCCTAGAGAAACGCAAGGGTCGTCGTGCGGCTTACAAGCCGCAAAAGAAAACCATGCGTGAGATTGTTCCGATTGGAACAAGCATCACCAAGGACGGTAACATCCTGATTACCCTGATGTCCGTGAAGCAACTCCACGCAAACGTGATGGAGATGGCTGGCAAGAAGATGGGTGCGAAGCTGTACAACGGAGATCCAGAGGCGATCATGGCCGATGTGCTTGAGGTGATCAGGCTGCACGGTGAGAACAAGTCCGCCGACCTGTACTTCAAGAGCAAGCCGGAGTACTCAGCGGATTGGCAGAATCGAAAGAATTTTATCAATGCGGTGTTCGGTGCCGTTGGTAAGGGTCAGGCCGACTTCAATCCAATCCTCAACTCAACAAAAGCACAGAACGGTGTAGTGAAGACGTACCGTGCGGATCGGATGAACAAGACCATTGCTCTGGAGGGTGACACCGTTCTTCCGTACAACAACAACCTTGTTCGTATCAACTACATGCCGGAGGGTGAGCCGATCACCGACGCAAGTGGCAATATCGTTGGCATGGCACCGATTGAGTTCGATCAACAAGATTCCGGTCTGAGGTTCATGCCTGAAAGCTCAAAAGCAACACCGTCAGAGGGTAGAAATCTTGACAATTACAAGTTCTACTCGCAACTGGAAAATGTCGTCGCCCAGAAAGTTCCCAACCGGGCTACACCTGCCCAGATCATGGCCACCATCGACCCGACAAGGGGCAGTGGTGTCAAGGCCGAGGAAATCAAGTGGAGCGGCATCCAGCAAGCCATTGAGCGTATTGCGGCAGAGAACAACGGCAAGGTGCCGAAGGAGGCATTGCTTGCCTACTTGCGGGATGAGGGGCAGATAAAGTTTGAGGAGGTGGAGCGTGGCGCAGTCAGGAGAGATGCCGTCGAACAGTGGCAAGCGGTGAAAGAATTCTTGTTTCCGAGTGTCGCAGAAGCGGATCTAACGGATAATGAACTGCGGGACATCGACAACGAAATCCGCAAAGAAAATGAACGGGAAGAAGCTACGCGTTATGAGCAATACCAAATCCCCGGCGGCGAGAACTACCGGGAGGTGGTGCTGGCGATGAATGATAGTAAAGAACCGAAGGTTGTTCCGCATCCGTCTCCCGAGAAACTAGGTTATGTCGCAGGGTATGGATTTGCTTTGCAGTTCCCTGACGGGACTTATGCAGGAGGGGAAAACCCAACATTTTGGGAAAGCCGGGAAAAGGCAGAGGTTGGAACATACAAATACGGGGAAGAATACGGGAGGAACACTTACACCTCCACCCACTTCCCCGACGTTCCCAACTACGTCGCGCACATGCGTCTCAACGAGCGCGAGGGCGGGCTGTTCATCGAAGAGCTTCAATCAGACAGGCATCAGGCGGGACGGGAGAAGGGGTATGGTGTGCGAGATGTCCCATTTACAAACCCAGACATTCGGCAACGAGAAGATGGTAAATGGGGTGAGTGGCAAGAAGGAAGGTGGGTTTCTACAAGATTCCACGAAACACGGGACGAGGCAGAAGCATATCAGCAAAGAATTAATCGCGCTGTTCCTCCGCCATCCACAGTTAAGGAGGGTGTCCCCGACGCCCCCTTCCGCAAGGACTGGCCGCTCGCCCTCTTCAAACGCGCCCTGCGGGATGCCGTGGCGACAGGCAAGGAGTGGATCGGGTGGACGACGGGAGAGACGCAGGCCGACCGTTACGACTTGAGCAAGCGGGTTGACAGCCTGTGGTATCACAAGTCGGCGACTGGCTATGACCTGCAGGCCGTGCCAAAGGGCAGAACTGAGGCGCAGTCGATCGCCAGAAACGTACCTGTTGACAAGCTGCCCGACTACGTCGGCAAGGAACTGGCCGGGAAGATCATCGCTGGCGAGGGCCGCGAGATACCGCATTCCCCATTCACAAAGCTAGAGGGTGGCGACCTGACCATCGGCGGCAGCGGCATGAAGGGTTTCTACGACGGCATCCTGCCGAAAGAGATCGGCAAGTATGTGAAGCAATGGGGCGGGAAGGTGGAGAAGTCGCAGATTGGTCAATCCATCTCCAGAGAAGACCTAGACATGGGAGACCTCTCTGACGCAACCCCAGAGGAACTCGCCCAACTGGAGTCACAGGGTGTGGTGCAGGGTAAAGCCGTTCCCATCTGGCGCGTAGACATCACCCCAGAGATGCGGAACTTGGGGCAGACAGGTCAGGCGAGGTTCATGCCGGAGGTGGATTTGAATAAGTTGCCAGAAAATGTTATCGTTCCAGATGACATTGATGTTGGCAAAGAGGTTGCAAAAGGAAAGAATTCAATACTCAAAGAGGGTGATTCTATTGGGACATTCAGATACCTTCCAGAAGGATTTGCTGAGAAATTTGCAATTAACGATCAGGATCGTGAGTACTTAAAAGGGAAAAGTGGTTTCGCGTTTGTTTCCGACTGGGCGGACAGTGAAAGAAAGTATGTCACAAAGAATGGTAGAGAGATCGATGTGATGTATGGTGGAATCGGATATCCATTCATTCCAGAAATGCAGGGTAAGGCTGCGTGGGCATCAACCCGTGGGGGGAAAATTGTTGGTGCTGTAGCAAAGAAAATTGAATCAACGGATGGGGTTGGTCTAATTGTTCTTGGTGGAAAACAGTCAAGCGCGTCCAGTAGGGCGTTCTCGATAGCATTTACCGAAGAACTCCTTGATGCGGTTGACAACGGAACAGATGTGGTTCTGCTAAATGATGCGATTAAAAAAGCATTCATTGATTACAACGACTTTCTGAAAAGAAATAAAAAGAAAAAACAACTACCTATTGCTGAGTCAATTACTGATTGGTCAAACGCCTTTGGTGGCTTGACGTTTGAGGACAGGGCTGCTCTTGTGAAAAGAATTGGATCTCATGCGAACAAAAAATCATTGGGAATTCTTAGTTGGAATGATGTTCTGAGAAAGTACAATATTCAAAACAAGGATTACGCCCCCGGTCAGATTGTTGGTATTGTTGAGTTCTCGAAAAAAGCAGCAATGTCAGCAGAAGAGGCTGGGGTTCCATACCATCCATCGTATGAGGCAGTGTTCCCCGGAAGGAAAATTGGCACGATTGATCAAAAACTGATGATCGGTGATTTCTTCAAGGACTTCTTTAATCAAGAAAAAACAAAACCAGCATCATACACCAGAAAGGTTCAAACAAAAATGCCAGTGTTCACAATCGGCGAGGGTAGTGCATACCTTCCGAAATCAACGAAGAAATAACCAATGCCAAAGAACCCCACAAAGAAGCAGGTGCGCTACCTCATGAGCAAGGGATCCCCGCTTTCTCCCTCCCAGAAGTCCAAGTTTGAAAAAGAGCTACACTCTGGTAAGGTGAAGGTTAGGAAGACCAAACGCAAATGAGTGAACTGCCACAGATCAAGGAGGACCACACGTCAACCGAGTGGTTCCAAGAAGTTATTCGTCGCGCCGAGGAGCACGGTGATAAGAAGCGCATCGAGTTCTGGAACCCACAAGCTGCCGCCAACGTCCTCTGGATGCTCGCGCAGGGCAACAGTGTGGCTGCGGTGTCCAAGGCGACTGGCGTTGCCCGTGAGACGATTCGCGGACTATCGTGGCGGCACAACGACACGCTGGAGACTAAGCGCAAGGAGTTCTCGCAACGGTACGCGATTGCCGCCGAGGAGTACACGGATCTCTTGTTCAGCAAGGCCGAACAACTGTGCGACAACCCGGAGGAGCTTGCGAAGATTAGCCCAGACCGTCTGGCGTTGACCGTTGGCATCCTTACAGACAAGGCGTCTCAGTTGAGCGGCATGGCTGGGGTGGTGATCGAGCACCGCAAGGGTGCGTCCATCGACGACGCAGCGAGATTGATCGCTGAAGCCCGTGCGAAGATTGCAAAGAAGTCGATCATCATCGATGCTGAGGTTGTTGCATGAAGTGGCGAAAGCACCAGATCCTCACTCCTCCGACCGACGAGGAGATCGCGTTGATGGACCCTCAGGAGCTTGTGGACCTCCACAGGGTCTACCACGAAGCAATTGAGAACGCTGAGAAGGATCAGTACAGGTACGGTTTTAGGTTGCCGCACTGGATCAAGGCCGAGGAGCAACTCAGGGAGGTTGATGAGGTTATTGCGCTTGGTGGCAACCGTTCCGGCAAGACACAGTTCGGAGCGTTCAGCGTGGTGCGTGCCGCAGTCGAGAACCCAAACGCCGAGATCATGTGCTTCGCGCAGACGAGCGAGGTGTCGATCCGTCAGCAGCAGAGTGCGGTTTACGACTGGCTTCCTGCCGAGTACAAGACGAAGCAGACCAGTGCTAGTGCCTACATCTCCTACACCAAGAAGAACGGATTTACGGACAACTCGCTGATCCTCCCGAACGGCTCACAGATCATCTTTAAAACGTACTCGCAGTACTCCAACAACCCGACCATACTTGAGGGTGCCGAGCTTGGAAGTAGGTCTCCCGAGTGGCACAACATCGGTGTCTGGCTAGACGAGTACCTGATTGGCCCGGAGTTGATCAACACGCTGCGGTTCCGTCTTGCTACGAGAGACGCTAAGCTACTGCTGACATTCACGCCGATTGACGGGTACACCGAGGTGATCAAGGAGTACTTGGACGGTGCCAAGAGCATCGAGACTCGACAAGCTGAACTGCTCAAAGGTGACATCGTGCCGTACGTCCAGCGGAGCAAGAACCGCAACGCATCGATCCACTACTTCCACTCGATTGACAACCCGTTCGGTGGATACGAGCGCATCAGGGACACGCTGATGGGGCGACCGAGGGAGGAGATCCTGATCCGAGCATACGGTGTCCCTGTGAAGTCGCACGCGACCAAGTTCCCCAAGTTCAACCGCGACGTGAACGTGATCAGTCCAGACAAGATCCCGACGACCGGGGTCACAAGATACCACGTCATCGATCCCGCCGGAGCCAAGAACTGGTTCATGTGCTGGATCGCGGTTGACGGCTCTGGCACCTACTACGTCTACCGGGAGTGGCCGGGTGAGGGCGTGGGTGACTGGGCCGAGTGGAAAGGTGGCAAGTGGGTTCCGGGTCCGGGTGCCAAGGGTCAGGGATACGGTATCCGGGACTACGTCGAGTTGATCCGCGAGCTTGAGGGTGACGAGGAAATCTATGAACGGCTGATCGACCCGAGGTTGGGTGCCGCAAAGTATCAGGCTGCTGAAAGTGCCTCGTCGATCATTGAAGACCTGAACGATCAGGACATCGTAACGATCCCCGCTCCCGGCCTTGAGATCGACGACGGCTTGCAAGCCCTCATCAGCAAGATGTCGTGGGATACTACCAAACCGATGGATTCGGTTAATCGTCCGCATTTCTACGTCTCTGAGGACTGCACGAATATCATAACTGCGCTGAGTGAATACACTGGCGAGCAGGGCCTCAAGGAGGCGTGGAAAGACCCGGTTGACGTGCTACGGTACGCCTGTGTCGCTGCGGTTGACCATGTTGACAGTGGTACGGTAATGTGCAAAAAACGTGGGACCGGAGGGTACTAATGAAGAAATACAAACAATACGATTTCCAGTCCGAGCACCGGATCAATCCCAAGCGGATGAGAACCCTGCGGGAGAAGACCTTGAGGCCGAAGGAGTGGTGGAAGGACGGGGTGACCGTCTGGTGGACCGAGGCTGCTCAGGCCAAGATGCTCGCGGCAATCGGCAAGGCTCCAGAATGCCCCCAGATCCATCCAAATGAACCCGATGGTACCTTGCCCACGGATGACGTTGCGAGCGATTCTAGGGCATCCTCGCGCAATTCTGGGCCAACTGACGAGAACACCATCCGCGCAAAGGTGCACGGTGTTGCGAAAAACCCCAGATATGTGTATGTAAGCGTTGACGGCAGGAAGGTTGCGGTGCCAGCAGACAAGTACCCATCCAAAATGGTCGGCAAAACGATTTCACTAAAACGTAATGGACAGGAATACGAACGAGTTCAGTGACGCGGTTCGGGGCGAAGCCCAAATCTACGTCGAGAAGGAGCCGGACATCGGTCTGCTCACAAACGGGTACAACTCAGCCCTGCTGGATCTGGACGAGTACTTTGAGAAGTGCGTCGATAGCTACAACAACCGCCGGAACATTTGGCCCGGAAAGACCAACGACCTTCGGAAGCATGGCCCGAACGCATTCCCGTGGGAGGGCGCGTCCGACATGGAGGTCAACGTGATCGGTGAGCGCATCGATGCGTACATCTCACTGTTCGATGTTGCGTTACAGAACTCCCACATCAAGGCGTTCCCGACGAGCATGGCATCCATGCCCCGTGCGGCGATTGTCTCGTCGTTTCTCAAGTGGATGCGCTCCTCGTACATCCCGGACTTCCGCAACCAGATGGAGCTTGGTGCAAACTACCTGCTCGAAAAGGGGATCATGGTTTCCTACGTCGGGTGGCAGCGCGAGTCTCGCACCTACCTGCAAACGATGACCCTCGACCAGATCGCGCAGATCGCGCCGGAGGTCGCCGAGATGATCCTCGACGAGACCAACGACGAACTGAGCGTGCAGGTGATCCAGCAAGCGTTCCCGATGCTCTCCACGAAGCGTGCGAAGAAGGCCGTCAAAGACCTCCGTAAGACCAACGAGGCTCAAATTTCGATCCCGAGGCTGAGCGTTGATCGACCAGTCGTTCGTGCGTGCGCCCCGGATGGCGAGGTGGTCTTCCCGCCGTATATCAGCGACCCTCAGCGCAGTCCGTACGTTTTCTACCGCACATGGTTGACTGGGCAGGAACTTGAAAAGAAGGTCACCAACGAGGGCTGGGACGAGGACTGGGTTTCCGAGGCTATCGAAAAACTTCGCGGCAAGGACACGCTCTACTACGACGGAGAGAAGACCAAGGGCATCGACAAGGTGCCGCTCACCGACGACAACGACCTTGTGATGGTGGTATACGGCTACCAACGCCTGATCGACGAGGAGGATGGATCTGAAGGCATCTACTGCACCGTGTTTCACCCATCGATGGAGGGATACGCGAAGCATGAGCTTCTCAACGGTTACGACGACTACCCGTTTGTTGTGACTCGCCTTAAAAATGACCAGAAACGAATGTATGAAGTTCAAACCTTTGGAGATATACTCAAGGGTCCACAGTTCCAGATTAAGACCGAGCGTGACTCGCGGATCGACCGAGCATCACTCAGCACCCTTCCGCCAATCCTGCACGCTCCGGGACGTGCTCCTGCTGACTGGGGTCCGGGAAGGTTTGTCGCAGAACGCAGACCGAACGAAATCCGCTTTGGTCCTACACCTCCTCCTGACAACAACAGCGTTGAGATCGAGCTTACCATGCGCCAGCAAGCCGACGCCGCCATTGGTCTGGACGCAGGAAACCCCTTCTCACAAGCAAAGCAGCAGTTCTATATCAATCGGTACCTTGAACACGTCCGCGATGTACTGACTCTTGCGTGGAAGTTATACCAGCGCATGGGACCGGACGAGGTGTTTTTCCAAGTCACTGGAAACCCGAACCCGCAGGTCATGCAGAAGGGTAGCCCAGACGAGAACTTCTCGATTGTCGTTTCGTTTGATAGTCAATCAAAAGACCCGGAAACCGCTGAGGCGCAACTCCGCAACATGGTGTCACTGCTCCAGTTCGACCGCAACGGACGCATCGACGTGAACAAGCTGCTGGAGTTCATTGCGGCATCGATCAACCCGATCTTCGCGGACTACGTCATGCAACCCGCAGAGGAGGCTCAGGAGAAACTTGTCAAGGACATCACCGACGACCTCGCGAAGTTGTACTCCGGCATCGAGGTTCCGGCACGACCCAACGGTGCACAGATTGCTCTTCAGATTGTCCAATCCTACCTCCAGCAACCGGATGTAGCGGCGAGGGCGCAACAGGATCAGGCGTTCGCAGAGAGGCTTCAGAAGTACGCCGGACAGTACCAGTTCATGATGCAACAGGCCCAGAATGCCGAGATCGGCAGACTGGGGACACAACCCGCAGAGATGGGTGGAATGCAAACACAAACAATGCAACAATGAAAACAGGATACGGAAACAAAGGAAAAGGAACCAAGACAAAAGGCAAGGGTGGGATGAAAGGCTCCTGCAAAGGTGGGACCAAGCGCAAGCGCAACTGCCACTGCATGTAACATGTCAACGCCAACCATCGAACAAATCGTCGCGTCACTATCCGAGAGCGAAGCCTTTCGGTACTTTGTGCACTACGTCTACACTCTACGCGATCAAAGCATTGCCGAGTTGTCGAACGCTGACGGCCCGAACGAGGTTATGAAACTTGCTGGCTCGATCAGCATGCTTGACTTTTTGTACAGTCAACTTACAACTGAGACATCCGCCTAATTGGTGGTGTTCATGTTGGTTGGTTTAGGAGCCGCAGGTAACCCCTGCGGTTTCCTTTTTGGTGGTTGCGGGAGAGGGAGTCGAACCCTCACCTTTGGCATATGAAACCAACAATCTACCGTTAATCTATCCCGCGATTTGCGCCCCGTTAACAACCTCTGGGATTTATTCCTCGCTCAGGTTCCGGCACCATGTTTTATACCACGACGGGGCAAGCGTGGCGGTTGCGGATAACTTATGATATACACTGAGTGATGCAAAAATCAATGCTGTTAACAAATGTGAAGACCACGTTGACTTGGTATATGTCCCCAAACATTCACAGTGCATCGCTACCGCCGAGCGTTAAACGGTGTCCAAACTATGAATGACAATCCAGAGGCAATCGCTGATGCCGAAAATGCAGCGGAGAACATATCGTTTGAGGATCTAATCGCTCAACGAACCCAGACATACCTTGGTGCAACTGAGGAGGAGACCGAAAGCGTCGAAGACCAGTCGGAGGAGTCGGATGAAACCGAACCTCAGGACGATATTAACGACGATGACGTTTCCGACGATGAGGTTGAGTCCGAGGGACCAGACGTTGACCTGCTGACTCTGTCACCTGAGGAACTGCAAGCACTTGCCAAGAAGAGCAAATCCCGCCTCCTGCATCGCATTGGGGAGTTGACGGCAAAGAACAAAGCTCTTGAGGAGGTTGCCAACAGTGCCCAGCGAGAAGCAAGACCACTGCGCGAAGGAGAGGAACTCCCCAAACACATCCAGAAGCTCGACACGGTCGATGCCCTGCGTGAGGAGTACCAGAAAGCGCAGCAGGTTGTGGAAGAGACAGATACCATCCTAGAGGAGTACGAGGACTACAGTGCCGAGGATATTATCACCTTTGAGGATGGTCGCGAGTACACGAAGAAGGACATTCGTCGTGCCAACCGTGCAGCCCGAGACTCGATGACCAAATGGTTACCTGCCAGACAGCAGGAAATCGCGAGGGTCGAGCAGAGGACTGTCGCGGAAAAGCACTTCACTGAACGCTTGGTGGCGGAAGTCCCCGAGATCAATGACGAGGAGTCCGATTTCGCGAAACAGCACAAGCAACTGATGTCTGACCCGTTGATTGAACAGGTGAAAAAGCATGTCCCTGACTTGGCCCCGCAACTGCCATACCTCATCGGACACGCACTCAAGAACATCTTCCGAACCCAAAAACTGTCACAGACCAGAACTGCGACGGGAACCACTGCGAAGGCCAAGGTGCCAAGCAGCCCGTTTGGTGCAGCGTCCGGTCGAACGACGGTTGGCAAGAAGCGTGTTGTTGAGCAAGCCAAGCAGACCCTAAACAAAGCTCACTCAGTTGAGGACTGGATTGCCGCGAGAGTTGCACTCAAATCAAAATAGAAAGACACTACAATGCCTATTTCTGCTACATTCAACCCCAATGCCCCTACGGCCAAGACTGGTCAAGGTTCGGGCATCGGCAACCGCGAGGATCTCAGCCAAGCTCTGACGCTTCTCGCTCCCGAAGAAACCCCGCTTCTCACGCTTTGCGCTAAGAGCACGACTACTGCCACCTACCCTGAGTGGGTTGTGGACAAGCTCGACGCTCCGAATGCTGACGGTGTGAGCGAAGACGCCGACGTTGCCTCGTTTGACGACCAGTTCGCCTCGCGTGCCCGTCTTGGCAACTACGTTCAGAAGTTCCGCCGCACGTTCCGTGTGTCCGACATCCAGAACGCAGTTAGCTCCGCTGGTCCAGCCGACCTTGTTGCCGCCGAAGCAATGGCACTCCGAAACATTAAGCGTGATGTTGAGTTTGCCATCGCGTCCGATAACGAGATGCAAGCACAAACCAGTGGTAGC